GGCAAAAAGAAAAAGAAAAAGGCCAGCACTGGTGGCTAACGGCGTTGACAAACCGGAAATAAACGCCTAAATTCGCAGCAACCACACCCAGGTCAGCAAACCTCTTTGAGCCCTGACCGCCCCCCGGCCCCTGAGCCGGCACTGTGCAAGGCCCCGCAAGGCCAACCCCTGCACCGCCAATCAGGCCAACCCGATAAGTGGAATAAACGGACTTTATTCTTTTTGGGAGAAGCCTGATGGCTGAAACAGCATTCCAAATCCAATACCGGCAGGAATTTATCTCCGGGTTCGAGCAGCTCCAGTCCATCGTCAGAGAGACCGCGACGACCGAATCGGTCATCAAGGGCAATCAGGCGACGTTTCTGGTAGCTGATTCCGGCGGTGCTACCGCCAAAACGCGCGGCGTGAACGGATTGATTCCGGCACGCGGCGACAACCTCTCGCAGCCTGTTGCAACGCTGGTCGAATGGCACGATCTGGTGCGCAAGACGGATTTCAATATCTTCGCATCGCAGGGCAACCAGCGCGCGATCATGCAGAAAACCTGCATGGGCGTCATCAATCGTAAGATCGATCAGGACATTTTCGGGGAACTGGCAACCAGCACCGTGAATCTCGGTGCGGCCGTGACCTCGAACACGCTCCGCGTGCTGCGCGGCAAGACGGTTCTGGGTAACAACGATGTGCCGTGGGACGGTAATATCTGTTTTGTGCTGACGCCGGCAACCGAGGCCTACATGATGGGCGAAAACGACTTCTCGAGTCGTGACTTCACCATGAATGGGCCGTTCGATTACGCGGATCCGGCATGGAAGGATCGCCCGATCACGTATCGCTGGCTCGGCATGAGCTGGATCGTTCACCCCAATCTCAACGGTAGTGGTGGTCCCGGTTCGGCAACCGAGGAGACTTATATGTACCACAAGTCTGCCATCGGCCATGCCTACAATGCCGACGATCTGGAGGCAAAAGCGGGCTACGACGAGGAACAGGATTATTCCTGGTCTCGTTGCAGCATTTACATGGGTTCTCAACTGCTTCAGGGCTCGGGCGTGGTCATCATCGCGCACAATGGTATTGCTCTGGCAGCCGCATAGGAGATTGATATGGCTTACGCAAGTGGTTCTTTGAACCTGTGCAACCCGCGAATGGGCGAAGGCCTTGATGTTGGCAGCCTGAGTTTTGCCAAGTACGATTACATCTCGGCTGATGCCATTGCGACGGTGATCGCGGCTGGCTACATCACTGACGGCAACGACAAGGGCCTTCGGGTCAATGATGTCGTGACGGTGGTGGATTCCAATGTCCCGAGCATTGATTACTGCCTGGTAACGGTGGTCACTGCTGCTGGCCTGGTTACAATGATCCAGTTGGCATAGCGGGACGCTTTGCGCGACAATGCGGGGGCTGGCTCATTGTGGGCCAGCCCTTTTTTGTTATTGGAGATCACCAATGTCGGAAGCAGCAACCGCTGAAAACATCGAACAAACTGCCGAGCTCGAGCCTGTTGAGCAAACGCCGGCGAAGGCTGTAGCCCCGGGCATCAATCGTTTCGGCCTGCAGGCCGAGCACAATCAGCTATGGCGGCTGAACGTGCCCATTGAAGTCACGCCCGAGCAATGTATGGATGAGGGTTTCTGGGCCCATATCGCCGCTCATTTGCGCCCCGGTGATGAAATTCGCGTGTTCCCTGACAGTATGGTTTGGGAGCTGGTGCTACACGTTATAGGCGCTGGCAAGGCCTATGCGCATGTCGCGCAAAAGGCGTTTTACAATCTGTCGCCCCGCGAGGATCAGGTGGCCCTGCCATCGATCTACACGGTAGATTTCGCCGGCACTACGCACAAATGGCGAGTCATCCGGGAGGGCAAGGTTCTCAAAGACGGTATTCAAACCGAAGGCCTTGCGCGGCGCGCGGCTGCACAACATGAGGCAGCCGTCAATCGGTAGCCGATCAAGGGATGAACATAGCCGCAGGGATGCGGCGGCCTGGAGTAACACATGACCGATCAACTCAGTTTATACAACGGCGCGCTGACGGTCCTTGGTGAGCGCAAACTCGCAAACCTGACGGAAAACCGGCCGCCGCGCAAAAAGCTCGATGACATCTGGAGCAACGATCTCAGGGAGCGTGTGCTGCAGCACGGCCAGTGGAATTTCGCCTCCAGAGCTGTGCAGCTCGAGTTCTCGCCGTCGACCACACCATCGTTCGGCTACCAGTTCGCGTTCGATAAGCCTATTGATTTCGTGCGCACCATGGCGGTGTGCTATGACGAGTATTTCAATATCCCGATCACGCGCTACGCCGATGAGGCAAAGTGGTGGTTTTGCGATGCTGAGATGATCTATGTCAAATACGTTTCGAAAGATATTCAGTGGGGATTCGACCTGAGCCTGTGGCCGGAGAATTTCACCGAGTATGTCGAGCACTACATGGCCTACAAGGTGGCGCCACGCATAACGGGTCTTGACTTCAACGAGAGGGATCTGGAGCGCAAAAAAGACAACATGCTGCTCAGGGCCAAGGCTACTGACGCCATGGAGTCACCGGCCAAGTTCCCGCCCAAGGGTGGATGGGCCCGCTCGCGTCAGGGTTTTCGCTCAGGCTCTCAGGATCGCGGCAATCGTAGTCAGCTCATAGGCTGATGGTCAGACAGACTAAAGAGCTGCTGGCCTTTAACAGGGGCGTGATTTCCAGTATCGGTCTGGCTCGCATCGATCTCGAGCGCATGGCGATGTCGGCCGAGATTCAGCGCAATTACATACCGCGGGTTCTGGGCTCGATGATGCTCAGGCCCGGGTTTGAATTTATCGATCGGACCAATGGCGATGCCACCATACAGCCGCGCCAGATTCCGTTTACGTTCGGTGTCGATGACACGGCAGCATTGGAACTGACAAATGCCATCCTGCGCGTCAGGATCGATGATGTATTGCTCACTCGTCCGGGTGTCACGGCGACAGTAACAAATCCAACATTCACCACTACCCTGACCGGCTGGACCGATCAAGATGAAGGCACCGCGATCTCTGTATGGGAAACTGGCAGTTATATGGCGCTGACTGGCACTGGCACCGATGCTGCCCGCAGGACGCAGCAGGTCACGGTCACTGAAACCGGCGTGGAACATTCACTTGGCATCGAGATCAATCGCGGCCCTGTCAGGATACGGGTGGGAAGTGCTGAATTCGGTGATGAGTACATTGAGGAGACCTTACTTGAAGAAGGTCGGCACTCGCTGTCATTCACGCCGACCGGAAACTTCTGGATTGAGCTGGCCAGCGCCAAGCAATACAAGGTCAGGGTGGGCCAGATCAATGTCGAAGGTGCTGGCGCGATGTCTGTGGTGACACCGTGGACTACGGCTGATTTGCCGTTTCTCAGGCCGGATCAATCCGGTGATGTCATTTATGTGGCCTGTAAAAACGGTGATGTGGCACCGCAGGCCAATGCTGAAACACCGATGAAAATTGAACGCCGTTTCGATGGTCGCTCATGGTCGGTTGTAAGGTATCAGCCCGAGGATGGGCCATTCCGAGTGCAGAATACGGGTCCGATCTCGATTACTCCGAGTGCCCTGAATGGCGAATGTACGCTCACCGCTTCAAAGGCATTGTTCAAAGCGGGACACGCCAGCCAACATACCCTGTGGCGTATTGCCTCTCAGGGTCAGACCGTTACCAAGGCTATCGCCGCCGCCAATGTTTTTACTGATCCGATTCGCGTGGTGGGATCCGGCAGCGCCCGGAATTTTGGCATCATCATCGAGGGAACCTTTGTCGCGACTGTGCATTTGCAGTTCGCGTTCACTGACACTGGACCCTGGAACGATCAGGGTCAGACATGGACAGCACCAATATCGACTAATTTTACGGACGGTCAGGATGGCCAGATCATTTTCTATCGCATCGGCATCAAGGCCGGCAACTACACATCCGGCACCGCTACCTGCACCCTGACTTATACGGGAGGCTCTATTCAGGGTATTGCGCGGGTGCATACTTTCACCAGTTCCACTATTGTTAGTGCCTCGGTACTCAAAGACTTCGGAGCCATTACTGCCAGCAAAGACTGGTGGGATGGCGAATGGTCGCAGCAGCGAGGTTATCCGACCTCTGTAAGCCTGCATGAAGGGCGATTATGGTGGCTTGGTCTGGACAGGATATGGGCATCTGTGTCGGATTTTTTTGAGACTTTTGACGACAATACCTTGGGTGATGCTGGCCCTGTTTCCAGGAGTATCGGTTCAGGCCCGATCCGCGTCATTCACTGGGCGCTGTCGATGGGCAGGCTGTTGTTTGGGACATCGGAGAATTCAGCGAATGTGGCGGCAGCTAAGATGGACGGCAATAAGCCATTGGGCGCACGTTCCAACTCTTTCGATGAACCACTGACGCCGACGAATTTCAACATCAAGACCATTTCATCGCGCGGTGTGTTTGTCGATCGCACCAAGCAGCGCCTTTACGAGCTCCTCTATGACCTCGATCAGCAGGATTACAGGCCGGTCGACCTGTCGGTATTCGCACCGGACTTCAATAAAATTGGAATCACGCAGATCGCGGTACAGATGAAGCCGGACATCAGGGTGCACTGCGTCCGCAGCGACGGCACTGTTGGCGTGCTGGTGTATGACCGGCTCGAGGCCGTGATTTGTTGGATCGATGTGGATAGTACCGGCGCGGCTGGCTTGATCGAGGACGTATCGGTGTTGCCCGGTGTGGTCGAGGATCAGGTGTACTACATCGTCAAGCGCACCATCAACGGCGGCACGCAAAGGCATTTGTGTAAATGGGCGCTGGAGTCGGAAGCTATTGGCGGGCTGCTTAGCAAGATCGCTGATTCTTTTGCCGTCTACGACTCGACTGCAACGGTCACGCCATTCACGACTGAACTGCTGCACCTGCGCGATGAGAGCGTGGAAGTGTGGGCAGATGGCAAGGACGTTGGGCCGTTGACAGTCAGTGCCCTTGGCGGCCTTACATTGGGCACAGCGGCCTCCAAGGTGGTGGCGGGCTTGGGCTACACGGCACAGTTCAAGTCAGCGAAGCTCGGTGAGTTGGCAGGTATCAGCTTGCTTGAGCGCAAGAACGTGCAGCGTTTAGGCTTCATCGCCCAGAATTTGCATCACCTGGGCGTAAAGTACGGGCCCGACTTCACTGAATTGAGTGATCTGCCGCAAGTCGAGGACGGCGATGAGGTCGTGACTGATACAGTTCACGCGACTTACCATGAGGATGACTTCCCGTTTGGCGGGGAGTGGGACACGGATTCAAGAATATGCTTGCAATCAGCGGCGCCGAGGCCGTGTACGATACTGGCAGCAATCGCGGAGATGGAGTCGGTCGAGAGACCACGCCGCACGCGCCAGTAATTCGTGGGGCTACGGCTAAGGACATTGTGGCGTTTTACGGCGAGCCGGCACAGGGCACGATGCGTGCCATGGTGGCTGAGATGGACGGTAAAATCGTCGGCATTATCGGTATTGTCAGAGAACCGCAGTGGGGCAAGTTTTTCTCCGACTTCAAGCCGGAACTGCAAGCGCACCTGAAATCGATTACGATTATGCGGGCGATCAAGCAAGCACTGAGATTTTGCGACGAATATCGGGGCCCGGTGCTGGCGGTTGCTGAAGATGCCGAGGGTTGCAGGATTATGAATCGGCTCGGGTTCACGCACTTACACGGAGGTTGGTACGGATGGCTCAACTAGCCGCAATCGCAGCCGGTGGTGCACAGGCCTACAAGGGCTACCAGATCAGGAAGCAAAAGATCGCGGAGACCAAGGCGTACCGCGAGGCCAAGAATCGCTCCATGGCCGCGACCACGCGCGAGATTGCCGAGGAGGAGCGCGACAAGGAATTCATGTACTCGCGGGCACTGGCGGTTGCGGCGGCCAGCGGCGGCGGTGTTGGGGATCCGGGTGTCGTCAAGCTGCTCGCAGACCTCAATGCCGAGGGAGAATATCGCGTCATGTCGAAACTGTGGTCGGGGCTCAACGAAGCGCAAGGCCTGATCTTCCGCGCCGAGGAGGCAAAATCGGAGGGCGATGCCGCGTTCACGGCCGGTATCTTCAATGCCTTCACGGCAGCGGGTACTGCCTATGCCGGTGCCGGCGGTTCCTTTGGTGGTGGGGGGGAACCGTTCACCCCTACAGCATCAGCGCCACTGGGCGCTACTGATGCCATCAAATTTAACCCCGATGTGATGTACGCATGACCGCCGTCAAGAATTTCCGCGTCGACAGCTTTATCGCGAGCCTTGCGATCAAGGCGCCGTGCCGGGTCGTCAGTAATGCGAACCTG